TATTACTCCATTGATAAAGAACATACCAAATATAAAATTAGCAACTAGACCAAAGGAAGGAGATCTAATTTGGTTCCCTCTTGGTGATAGGTTATTTGAAATTAAGTTTGTTGAGCATGAGAAGCCATTCTATCAACTACAGAAGAATTATGTTTATGAATTGAGATGTGAACTCTTCCGTTATGAGGATGAAGTTGTTGATACTGGAATTGATACAGTAGATGATAATGTTCAAGAATATGGTTACATTGAGACTTTACAACTTATTGGATCTGCATCTACTGCTACAGCAAGTATTATCGGAGTTCATGATGGTGGTGTAAGATCAATTTACATTTCTGATAGAGGACATAATTATGCCAATGTTCCAAGAGTTGCTATTTCATCAGCACCTTCTGGTGGAGTAACTGCTGTTGGATTTGGTACAATGATTTCAAATATTGTTGGTTGTAATGGTGAGAAAACATCTAAGGTTCAACATGTAGATTTAGCAAATCCAGGTTCTGGATATACTGTTGCACCTTCTGTTGCCTTCCACGGTGGTGGAGGGGTAGGAGCAGCAGCTACAGCAGGTATTGCTGATGGTGTTATTGGTATTGTAAGTATTACTTCTGGTGGTTCTGGTTATGCTACCATTCCTACAATATCTATTGGCAATAACCCAACAGGAATCAATACTGCTGTAGCAATTGCATACCTCAATACAGTTGGTATTGTTACTCAGATTGGTATCAGAGATGCTGGTGTTGGATACACAGTAGCACCTTCAGTTACCATTTCATCTCCAAACATGGGCAATGTAGGAGACTATATATTCAATGAGACAGTAGTAGGATCATCTAGTAGTACAACTGCTAGAGTTAAGTCATGGGATGCGACAACGAATCGATTGGAAGTTTCTATTGCTAGTGGAACATTCACTGATGGTGAGATAATCACTGGTAGTGAATCGGGGGCAACTCATCAATATAGAAAGGTTGTAGTAGAGTTTGCTAAAGATGGATTTGCAGAAAATACTTCTATAGAAAGTGCAGCAGATGCCATAATTGACTTCTCTCAAAGTAACCCATTCGGAATGCCCTAAATATTTTATCAGGTAGTATACCGAGCTTTTTCAATGTTTGAATATTTTTATCACGAAATAATGCGGAGGACCATCATTGGGTTCGGTTCGTTATTTAATAATATTAAAATTGAGCACACTAATGAAACTGATACAACTATAAGCACGTTAAAGGTTCCTCTTGCTTATGGTCCTACTCAGAAGTTTTTAGCACGCTTAGATCAACAAGCAGATTTGAGTAAATCTGTTCAAATTAGTTTACCAAGAATGTCATTTGAGATGACAGGATTGAGTTATGATCCTAGTAGAAAATCTACTACCACTCAGACATTTTTAAGTCCAGTTGCAGCAGATAAAAAGAAGATAGCAAAGACATATTTACCAGTACCATATAATTTGGATTTTGAACTTAGTATCTTTACTAAGTTAAATGATGATATGCTTCAGGTTGTAGAGCAAATACTTCCTTATTTCCAACCAGCATATACAATGACAGTAGATTTAGTTTCTACTATCGGAGAAAAAAGAGATATTCCTATTGTACTTACTTCAATTACAACCAGTGATGATTATGAGGGTGACTTCTCTACAAGAAGAGCACTTATCTATACAATTAGATTCACTGCTAAAACATACTTCTACGGTCCTGTTCAAACAGATACTGCGAAGGATATTATCAAGAAAGTTACTGTTGGATATGTTGCTGGTGGTAGAACTCCTGCACCTTCTAGAGAAATGTCTTACAGTGTTATTCCAAGAGCAACTAGAGCATATAATGATACTCCTGTTACAACATTAGGAGAAGATGTAGATGCTACAGAAACAATTATAACTGTTGCTGATGCTTCTAGTATCACCAAAGATACTTACATATACATTGATAATGAAGAGATCTATGTAGAATCTATTCAGGATAATGATCTTACTGTGAGAAGAGCACAAGATGGTTCTACTGCTGCTATTCATGTTCTAGGTACAGGAGTTAAGAATATAACTTCTGCTGACAATGAACTCATAGAGTTTGGTGATAACTTTGGATTCGATGGGTTCTAATTATGAAAAAGAACTTTGATAAATTAAATGAAGCATTTGATGTTGAAGCTGAAGAAGTTTCGACTGAAATTGAGGTGAAAAAAGAAAAGAAAACTGTACCAGTTAAAGTAGAAAAGGATGATATTGCAAGGGACTATGAGTATACTCGTGGCAATCTTTATAGTATAATAGAGAAAGGTCAAGAAGCCATTGATGGTATTCTTGAACTTGCACAAGACAGTGAAATGCCAAGAGCATATGAAGTTGCTGGACAACTCATCAAGAGTGTTTCTGATGCCACTGATAAGTTGATGGATCTTCAGAAAAAACTTAAGGATGTAGAAGAGGAATCTTCTAGAAAACCAACCACTGTCAATAATGCATTGTTTGTAGGATCAACTGCGGATCTTGCAAAACTTCTTAAGCAGAATGGAGACAAATGACCGAAGATCTAAACGAGTTTTTTTCATCTATCGGTAAAGCTAAGAAAGAGAAGGAAGAGGAATTTAAATCTCTTGTTGGAGAAGATCCTCTTGCTTCTGTTTTTAAGGAAGTTTCTGATGTCAAGAAAAAGTTTATAGAGTCTAAAAAGGAAGAAGAGAAGAAGAGAAAGATAGAAGAAGATAAAATAAAAAAAGTTGTTGGTGATAATCCTTTAGAGTCTGTATCATTCTTCACTCAGATTGCAGATCTTAAAAAAGAACAAAAGGAAGATAGAGAAAACAAGAAAAAGAAATTTGCAGAAGAAAAGAGAAGAATAGAAGCAGAAGAGAAGAAGAAGATAGAAGAAGAAAAAAGGAAAATTGAGGAAGAGAAAAAAAGAAAGATAGAAGAAGAAGCACAAGCACAATATAAGAAAGAAAAAGAAAAGAGGCAAATAGCAGCTTTAGAAGATTGGTTAAGTCCAATATCTTCAGATGTAGAAGAAGTTGTTGTTCAACCAGAACCAGTAGCAGCAGAACTAACAGAAGAAAAAGATGCTGTTGATCAGGCACTAGAAGTTCTTGGAACACTTAAGACTAAAGAAGAAATTCGTGAGAATGTTGATGATCCTGATATTAAAAAGATACGTCATGAGCTAGAGTATCTTAAGAATCTAATCAGTGCTCAAGGTGGTGGTGGAGAAACACGACTTGAATTCTTAGATGATGTTAATAGAGATTCTGTAAAGCAAAATGGATATTTTATTGCATATGATTCTGGTAGTGGTAAATTTATTGGAACTGACCAAGGTGCTAGTGGTGGATCAGCAGGTGCTGGTGGAACTTGGGCAGTTGATAATGTAGGTATTCATACAACTAAGAATGTTGGTGTTGGTGCTGCAGCAGTATCAGGTAAAAAGTTATATGTATCTGGTGATGCAGAAATTACTGGCAATATATCTGTAGGTGGAACTCTTACATATGAAGATGTAAAGAATGTAGATTCTGTTGGTATTATTACTGGTAGGAAGGATTTAAATATTCTTGGAAACTCAACATTACTAGGAGTTACTACTATTGGTAGTGCAAATGTTGGTTCTTCTGGAACCACACTTCTAGTTAAAGGTAATACTCGTATTACTGGTATTCTTACTGTTGGTGAATCTTCAATTACCATTGATGGTGACAGTGAAGAAATTAGTGTTGGTATTGTTACCATTACAAATGCAACAGTTAATATTGGTGAAAATGTACAAATTAATTCTACTGCGACAGGTATTAACTCTGCTCCAAATGTTCTATATGTTGCAAAGGATGGTATAGATTCAAATAATGGAACATCTATTGATAACGCAAAATTAACTATTGCAGCTGCTGTTGGTATTGCTCAATCGGGAACTACTATTAAAGTAATGTCTGGTAATTATGTTGAGATGAATCCTATAGAAGTTCCAGCATTTGTTGCTATTGTTGGAGATGATCAAAGATCTGTTAAGGTACTTCCAAATACAACAGATAAAGATTTATTCCATGTAAGAAAAGGTGATAAATTAGCAAACATGACTTTTAGTGGACATCTATTCCCCGCTGCTGCTGTGGGTTTCCCCACTACTGAGATTGCAGAAAATGTGGGTGGTGGTAAGTGGAAAGGACCATATATTCAGAACTGTACAAGTGATACAACAACAGGAACTGGTATTCGTATAGACGGATCTCAGGCAAGACTTCTTAAGGCAATGAACGTTGATTCATTCACCCAGTATAATCAGGGTGGTGTTGGTGTTGCTGTAACGAATGGTGGATTTGCACAGTTAGTATCTGTGTTCACAATATGTTGCGATGAGGCAATCAGTTGTGATGCTGGTGGTCAAGCAGATCTTGCAAATAGTAACTGTAGTTTTGGAACAAAAGGATTAGTTGCTCGTGGAACTGGATCATTGCAATACAAGGGTTCAGTAAGTTCTACTGCTGCTGTATCTCAGGACAATGTTACTTTAGATTTATCCACACCAACTTTAAATATATCAAACTTTGATTATACGCATACTACTGGTATTGCCACGGTAACTGTAACTGCCAATCATAACTTCTCAGTTGGAATGGGTGTAACCTTATCTGGAATTGGATTGACATGTGCATATGGAAGCAAAACATACCCACATAAACGTCCTTATATATTTGAAGTTGATGAAGTTCCTACTGTAAGAAAGTTTGTAGTCAATGTAGGAGTATCTACTCTTGCTCATACTTATGTTTCTGGAGGAACTGCAAAGGTTGATATTGATAGACCATATGATGGACAAGTAGTTTACTTTGATCAGTTATATAATTCAGTTCAAACTATTGCAGTTGGTTCTGGTGGAACAGGATATACTTCAACTCCAGAAGTAACAGTGGATGCTCCTTCTGGTCCTAATGGAGAAAGGGCAACAGCATTTGCAACATTAGAAGGTGAGTCAGTTACTTCTATTACTATCATTAGTAGTGGTAATCAGTATACAGGCACTCCAAATGTAACTATTTCTAGTCCAAATGTGGGTGTCAATACAGCAACTGCTACTGCTACAACATCCTCCATTTATTACACAATAAATAGTTCAACTCCAGTAGTATCTGGAATATCTACATTAACACTTGATTCTAATTTGCTGAATAGTGTTGGGGTAGGATCAACTGTATTCTTCTTCCAACAAAGTAAGATTATTGCTAGTTCTCATACTTTTGAGTATGTTGGATCTGGAAATGATATCACTACTGCTACACCAAAACGTGGTGGAGTTACTGTTCAGGAAAATGAGGTTGTTACATCAGACGGTGGAAAAGTCATTTATACCAGCACTGACCAAGCAGGTAACTTTAGAATAGGTGATGACTTACAAATTAATCAAAATACTGGTACAATAAGTGGAAGGGCTTTTAGTAAAAGTCTATTCTCTGAAATGACACCATTTATTCTAGCACTAAGTTAATATGGCGCAGTTAGCACTCAATAGATTCCAAACAGTAACACTTGAAGTAAGTACCAGTGAACAGACAGTTTATACTGCACCCACTGGTTATACTGCTATTGTCTTATATGCTCACATAGCAAATTATGGTAGTGATCCATCTACCGTAACTATGACTCATGTTAGATCTAGTACTTCGACTGAAATTATCAAAAATGCTAATGTGCCTGTTGCAGATGCTTTTGTTCCTATGAGTGGGAAACTAGTCTTAGAAACAAGTGATTCTTTAAAAATACAATCGAGTGTCAATAGTACTCTCAAAGTAATTGTTAGTATCCTAGAAACTGCGAATTAAAATGCCATACATTGTAGGAACAAGTTTACCATCCACTTTAGAAATGTCAGCAGGATCTGTCAGGTCTTCCATTTCTACAACTACTAGTACAAGTGAATCAGTTTTAATATCAGTACCTAAAGATGATTTTAGATCTGTAAATTATCAAATCCAAGCAGTACAAGGAAGTAATTATAATACAACAACTATCAATGTAGTTCATGATGGAACTAACACTTATATGTCAGAATTTGGCACAATCAATGAACCTGTTGGTATCTCTACATTCTCAACAGACATTGCTGCAGACAATTTAAGACTCTTAGGATATCCAGCATCAACTAGTTCAACAACCTTCAAAATAGTCTTCACAGCTATAAATTGATAAATATATAATAGGAATACTCAAATATGAGATAAATGATTGATTTTAAAGCTTTCCGCAATCCATCTGATTTAGAGTATTCAGAAGAAATTACCGAATCAAAAACTAGAATACCCACGAAATTAGGAAGGATTATTTTAGTTAATTTGTCTTGGAGAGGAAGAAATTATACAATTAGATTATTTTTTCCCCAAGTAAAAAAACCATCACGCAGAGAAGTTCAGGATCAGTTGCAGAAAGTCTATCCTGGATCAAAACTCTGGTATTACCAAGTCTCAGACTATGAACCAGGAGAACCATTCCTCCATGTCGGAGGAAAATAAAACAAAAGAATTAGAAAAGAAAGTAGAGAATTTAGAAAAAATATTAGAACTACAAAGAAAAACAATAGAACACGATAAAAAATTTGGCAAATACGAAATGATGTAAGAGGTTATTATGAAAGTTGAAGACATTTATCTAGGTAATCCCAATCTTAAGAAAGCTAATACTGCAGTAGAATTTACTGAAGAACAGATTAGAGAATTTCTTAAGTGTAAGGATGATCCTCTTTACTTTGCAAATACCTATGTTCAGATTGTTACTCTGGATAAAGGTTTGATGCCCTTTGAACCTTATGACTTTCAAGAGAAACTGATTAGCAACTTTCATAATAATAGATTTAACATCTGTAAGATGCCTCGTCAGACAGGTAAGTCTACAACTGTGATATCATATCTCTTGCATTATTTGTTGTTTAATGATAGTGTTAACATTGGTATTCTTGCAAACAAAGCATCTACTGCTAGAGAACTATTAGGTCGTTTACAAACTGCCTATGAGAATGTTCCTAAGTGGATGCAACAAGGTGTTTTATCATGGAACAAAGGATCTTTGGAGTTAGAAAATGGTAGTAAAATCTTGGCTGCGTCTACTTCCGCTAGTGCTGTTAGGGGTATGTCTTTCAATATCCTATTCTTGGATGAATTTGCTTTTGTTCCCAATCACATCGCTGATTCTTTCTTTGCTAGTGTTTACCCTACTATTACTTCTGGTAAAAGCACAAAAGTAATTATAG